TAGACTAAATTACTAAAAATATTTAGTTTATAGTTTTAAATTGTCAATTAATAATATATCTTTGCTTCATACAATTAATACAAATATTATGGCACAACAAATTACAAACATCAGAAACATTGAATTAAATGACATTATTACATTAACTTACAATAATGGCTACAAAACAACTATGAAAGTTACAAGAGTAGAAAATAAAAGTTGGTATTATAATGATTCTTGTTGCAGAAATTCTTACGGTACACTTGAAGGATTTTTTAATAATAGTGGAGATATCGTTAAATGTGAAATTAACAAAGCAAAATAATAATATGAAAGACAAATTACAAACAATCGCACTTGGTATCTTTACCATTGGATTACTTTTCGTGTATGTGTTTAACCTTTTAATCAGAATAGTATGACCTACACACCTAAAAACAACTGGCACTTTAACAATGTAGTTAATACTTGTTTTACTGAAGAACAATTCAAAGAGCTTGAGGAAGAATACGAGTTCTCAGGCGAAAATATCTTTATCAATTATCTTTACTGTAACGCATTCGGACATTTTAATTATGACTTTGAATTTAAAGGCGTTAAATTCTCAGGCGTTAGAAAGTTACATAAAGAAGACCAAGCCGTTTGGTCTGACGAAAATAGAGAATGGATTGAGTTTCAGATGTGCCTTGAATTACTTTCCTGCGATTTAATGAATGAACTATTTGAAAACCACGAACAATACAAATAATATGAAATTTACAGTAATAAAAACAATCAAAGAAGAAATCGACTTGCCTAACTACTGGCAGTCAGGTTCTTGTTATCATGCTTTATTGTATGATGAGTATGCTTTAGAAATAAACATAGACAACCCAAGCATTAAAAGAGTTTATATTTCAACTGCTACCGTATGCGGTGTGACTGAAATCAGTAAAGAAACTTTTAACCTAAAACTTAACGAAATCAAATTAATTTTAAACTTATAAGCTATGAGCAACCTACCAACAATACAAGAATTACATGGAAGTAACTCAATAACAAGTTACAAAAATGACCAATTGAATTTACTCCTTAACCAAGAACCCAAAAAGGAATGGGTTAAAGACCATCCTTATGTTAAAGGTCATAAGTACATCCCCATCGACAAAGTGGAGTTTATGCTTCGCAAGATATTCAAGAAATACTCAATCGAGATTACTAACCAGGGAACTTCCTTCAATGGAGTTTGGGTTACTGTCAGAGTACATTACTTTCATCCAACGGAAGCTACTATGATGTATCACGATGGAATCGGTGCGGTGCAATTACAAGTTGCAAAAGGGACTTCTCCTGCTGACTTAAGTAATATTAATCAAGGAGCTTTGAGTATGGCTTATCCGATTGCAAAGACCTTAGCCATTAAGGATGCCTGTGACCACTTTGGAAAACTATTTGGATGTGACCTTAATAGAAGAGATACAATGCCATTTACAATTGATAAAGACATTTTAGAATTAAAAGAAGAATTAATACAATTGTTTGAAATCAAAAAAGAAAATTTACCTTTGAATGAGCAAAACCATTTCGATCGCATTATTAAAATGAATGAGGAAAATTCTTATAAAAAATCAATCGACTATTTATCTAAATTATGAGCATACAACTAAACAAAAACCGCATCGGCAATATCTCATCTTCAAACATCCATAAATTAATGGGAAGCAAGAAGCCGAAAGAAACCTACTTAACCGAGTTATCCTATGAGAGAAGATTAGGCAGAAGCTTAAGCAACGAAACAACATCCAAGCCGACATCTTGGGGGCATCTCTTGGAGGGAATTGTTTTTAATCAATTAGGTTTTGAATATTCTTTAGTCTCTGACGAAACAATTAAACATCCTGACTTTGACTATTGGTGTGGAAGTCCTGACGGTTATACTAACGATAGTGTTATTGACATTAAATGTCCGTTTACTTTGAAATCGTTTGTAGAACTTGTTGATATTAAAGATATAGAAACTTTAAAATATGAGCGACCTGAGTATTACTGGCAATTAGTAAGCAATAGTATCCTTTTAGAAAAACAATTTGCAGAATTAATCGTATATTGCCCTTATGAAGATGACTTGGGAATAATCAAACACCACGCTCAGAACGTAAATGCCCAAGACCTATACAAGTACTATTGGTTAGGCAGTGCAACAAACGAGGAAATCCCATATATACTACCAGGCGAAGAGTTTATAGATTTAAACATCTTTAAATTTAAAGTATCGCAAGAAGACAAAGACCTTTTAACCGAAACAATTAAACAAATTAAATTATAAATCATGGCAGAAATCCTAAGCGGTTCAATTAATCTGAACCTAATCAAAAAAGAAAACATCAAAGAAGTAACTTTGAAAGATGGCTCAACGGCAAAGTTTTTAAACATCAACATTGCAATTAACAATGAGGTTGACCAGTACGGTAATATCGCAGGACTTACAATCTCTCAGAGTCAAGAGGAAAGACAAGCCAAGACTAAAAAAGTTTATCTTGGTAATCTTAAGCGAGTTTGGAGCGACACTCCTCCTGCATTGGAAGTTACAATTAAAGACGAAGACGATAATTCATTACCCTTTTAAAAAATAACAATATGCTAAATTCCAAACAACAAATTAACGAAATCCCAATGTTCAAGTATGAACTTACTCTTATGCTTGACCAAAATGCTTTTGATGAAGACACTTTCTTAGTCGATATATTTGAAACTAAGGATAGAATTTACGCTTACTTATTAGCGGAAATGTCGACTGATTCATATACTTATGTAGTAACTATTGGAGAGGAAATTTATGTTACTGAATATGCAATGCAAATAATTTATTTTATTGAAATGATGACTAATGCTTTAGACGGGGAAGGGGAATTATTACCTAACACTTTAAAGATTAATATCCAGCAATATGAAACATTTGAGGAGGCTTATGAAGTAGCTAATAACATGAAACAAGTTTTTGCATTAGAAAACAATTAAACCATTATGAACTTACAACAACTATCCAACCCAAACAAACTATCCTCAGGCATTACGCTTGAGGGTGTTTGTCTCCAACACTTAAACAACATTAGAGCTGAGATTCTAACTTCCAAGAGTTTTGCCAAGTGGAGAAAATCGATCAAAAAAGAACTTAATAAAATTCAAAATGCACATAACAGTTAAAAAAATCGGAATGTTCTTTAACACCATTAAAGAAAAAGGACAAGACCTGGCTACTTCAAAAGAAAAAACATTGAAGCAAGACCAAATAATTTTAAACGCTTTTAAGCCTAACGGAATGAACAGTGCTTGGCTAATGTATAATGCTAATGTATTGCCACACGGAACGCCCATAACCTCTTATCGCAGAAGTTTTAACACTCTACACGAGCAAGGTAAGATTGAAAGAGTAGGCACAAGAATTGGCAACCTGGATAAAAAAGAATTTACTTACAAATTAAATTTGGAAAGTTAATTATTTAGTTTATATTTGCAATGTTGTTCCGTCTCAAATGAACATTAAATCTTACAAATCGAATCCCCTGACCTTTTTAGGTAGCATATCTTTGAGACGGAACTGCTATTTATTAAGAATCGGGGGATTTTATATTAAACAAAAAAAATGGTAGACAAAATTTTTTCAGACAAAACAACTGAACTTGGTTGTTATTTATTAAAAGATGGTAATTGCAATATTATCATTGGTAATCTTTACTCAGGCGCAAACGATTTTAAAGTTATTAAATTAAACAAAAGTGATATTGGGATTTTAATTGATGAACTTAAACTTATTAAATATCAAATGTTATGAGCGGATGGATTAAACTACATAGGTCAATTATTGACCACTGGTTATATACTGAGAAAAGAGTTTATAGCAGATTTGAGGCATGGAATGACATACTTTTAACCGTTAATTATTCTCAAGCTAAAACTATTATCAAAGGTAAAATTTACATCATTAAACGTGGGGAAAGCATACTATCATTAGAGAGTTGGTCAAAGCGTTGGAATTGGGATAAATCTAAGGTTCGGAGGTTTTTAACTTTGTTACAAACTGATGGGATGATAGTTGTAAAAGGCGATTCAATAACGACACACATAATCGTTTGTAAATATGATAGTTACCAAGGTGACCGACACGCAGATGAAACGCCAACGAAACGCAAACGAAACGCAGACGACATTCAAACGACACCAATAGAAGAAGAAGAAGAAGAATTAAGAAAGAAAGAAGAAAAAGAAATACCAACCTATAGTGATTTTTTTGATTATGTTAAAACATTGTCTTCATACAAAATAGAATTAGATTATACTATTAAAGTAAAATATGATTTATGGGTAGATAATAAATGGAGAGATGGGAAAGACAGTCATATCTTAAATTGGAAAAACAAAATAAAAAATACAATGCCTTACATGAAGATTATTGAAAATCCAAACAAACCGCATTATTTAAATTCATTAGTAAGATGACATACTCAGACTACGGAATAGAACTAAAAACAAGTAAGACTTCAGGAGAGGTGCAGACTACTTGCCCAGCGTGTTCTCATGAACGCAAAAAGAAAACCGATAAATGTTTATCAGTAAATTTAGATAAAGAAGTTTGGTTTTGTGCGCATTGCGGACATAAAGGCAAATTGAAACAAGAACGCAACATTGAATACAAAGTCCCTGAATGGAAAAACAAAACGAACTTGTCAGATTTAGTGATTAAATTCTTTGAAGCTCGAAAGATATCTCAAGGAACTTTACAAACTGCTAAGGTAACCGATGGAAACGAATGGATGCCAAAGGCTCAGAAGGAAATATCAACTATTCAATTTAATTACTTTAGAGACTCTCAATTAATCAATGTTAAGTACAGAGGCAAGGACAAAGATTTTAAGATGTTTAAAGATGGCGAATTAATCTTTTACAACTTAGATTGTTTAAAAACTTTTAATGATGTCTTTGTGGTTGAGGGCGAAATGGATGCACTAACTTTCATTGAATGTGGCATTTTAAATGTCATCAGCGTTCCAAATGGGGCGACCTTAACCAATAACAACCTGAACTATGTAGACAATTGTTTGGATGCCTTAGAAGGTAAAAGGTTTATTTTAGCATTAGACAATGACACTCCAGGCAGAAAGTTGAGACAAGAGCTTTGCGATAGGTTAGGGGTTGAAAATTGTTTCTTTTTGGAGTTTGAAGGGTGCAAGGATGCAAACGAATATCTAATCAAAGAAGATGTAAACCGATTTAGAGAAGCAGTTAAGAATGTCAAAGAATTTCCATTAGAGGGCAGTTTTACCATCTCAGACATTGGAGACGATATTTTTGATCTATACACAAATGGGTTAGACAAGGGTGTTAATACTCACATACCTAATTTTAATTTGCGATTTGTCAAAGGATATATTACAACGGTAACGGGAATACCCTCACATGGTAAGTCAGACTTCTTAGATTATATTTGTTTGAGTCTACACCGACAAGCAGGTTGGAAAGGTGCGTTTTATTCGCCTGAGAATAAGCCTACACAATTACACTTTTCTAAGATGGCAAGAAAGATATTAGGAAAGTCTTGGGATGGCGATAATAAGATGACTTGGGAAGAAGTGCAAAAGGTAGGAACTTATTTAGACTCAGAAGTTTTTTTTATTAAACCTGAAAAGGATTTCACAATAGACTCAATATTAAAATCAGTCAAGATTTTAAAGAGAAGATTTGGTTTAGACTACTTTGTTATTGATGCTTGGAATAAATTAGAGCATAAGTACACTGGTAATGAGACCAAATACATTGGCGAAACTTTGGATAAGATTGCACAATTTTGTGAGGTTGAGAATGTCCATTGTTTTATTGTGGCGCATCCGACCAAGATGCAAAAAATAAAGGATTCAGATATTTACCAAGTCCCAAGCTTATACGATGTGAGTGGCTCAAGTAACTTCTATAATAAGTCTGACAATGGCTTAGTAGTTTATAGGGACTTTGCCTCAGGACAAACAATAGTAAATATTCTTAAGGTTAAATTCTCTCACTGGGGAGAAACAAGTCAATCAATTTTTAGCTATGACCTGGCAAGTGGAAGATATTACAACGATGAATATACAAAAAATGAAAAATGGATAAAATAATAGACATAATAAAAGAAAAATTCCCAATGGCAAAGTACCAAAATCAAGGTAAATTGTTGTGGGTTTGGCAAGATGGCAAATTAATTCAAAGATTTGATTTGAATTACTGCCAATATTTATTAGATTGCAACGAATTAGAAACATACTTAAACAACATACAACAATGACAACCGCAACGGATTCCAAACAGTACACCGAAAGCCAGTATAGAAGAATGTACAAGACTTTACTAAATGACCATCACACTTTAAGAACTAAATATGTTCAGGCATCTAACGAAAACAAACTACTTAAGGCAAAAATAGAAAGACCATTAAGACAAGATGTTGGAGCAGACATTCAAAAGGTAAAGGATGTCATTAACAACGAATTTGGTCTTGACATAGATGTCCAAATAAGAAGAAGAGATGTGATTGATGCGAGGTCAATGTACTATCGCTATCTAAGGGATAATACTTTAATGTCATTGCAAAAAATAGCAGGGACATTAGCAATGAATCACAATCACGCTACCCTCTATAATGCCTTAAATAAGCATGATGACAATATGAACTACGATAAAGTATATCGAGGCAAGTATGAAATTATATTGCAAAAAATAAAAGATGTTGAATTATGGTGCAAAAATGATAATAATAATTGATTATTTTTGTATATGGAAAATTTTAAAGAGATAGATTTTAAAGGTCGAATACATTGTGTCACTGAAACTGGCAAGGTTTTACAATACAATAGAACTAAGTATAGAAAAACTTTTCCTAATACAAGTGGTTACGAATATTTTACATTAGATAAAGCTTATTTAGTTCATAGGATGGTAGCAATAGCTTATATCCCTAACCCATTAAATAAGAAATTTGTAAATCACATTGATGGGAATAAATGGAATAATCATGTAAGTAACTTAGAATGGGTTACGAAAAGTGAAAATGAACTACATTCAATTAGAGTATTAGGCAATAAAAGGGATATTAAAGGTTTAGAAAAATCTTGGATTGATAGTCCAAATAAGAAAAAAATAAATCTTTTTAATCTAAATGGTAATTTTATTAGAGAGTTTAATAGCCAAAAGGAATGTGCTAAGTTTTTAAATGTTTCTAATGCTGCAGTTTCAAATCATATATTAGGAATGACTAAAAAGATAGGAATACATTATAAATTAAAACGATGAAGACCTGCAAAATATGTCTCAATAAATTTGAGCCTGTACGGGCTTTAATGGTTACCTGCTCTTATTCCTGCGCTTTGGCTTATAGTCGGGGCAAGATTGCAAAGGTGGTTAAGGCAGAGAACAAAGTTAAAAAGGAGAGAATGAAGACCAAGAGCCAACACCTAAAGGAGCTTCAAACTATTTTTAACAAGTATATTCGGCTTAGAGATAAGGGTAAACCATGTGTTTCTTGTGGTTGTGACTTCAGGGATTCACCACAAGCTTCTCACTATTTCTCGGTTGGTTCACATCCTGCATTAAGGTTTAATGAATTTAATGTACATGGTAGTTGTGAACAATGCAATGTTTTCTTACATGGAAACCTAATTGAATATTCAATAAGATTACCATGGAGAATTGGTATTGATAACTATAATGAGTTAATAGAATCGAGGGGCATAAAAAAACAATACTCAATACCTGAAATAGATGAACTTAAAACACTTTATAAACAAAAGATAAAAGACCTCATTTAAAAATAATTAGGTTTATTCAAATTTAAAATTTAATATTGTAAAATAAATGTCAGAGTTAATCAACAATTATATCGACAACTTAGTCTTTAAGATAGCCGCTAAAGAGGGCGGATGTTCAAGGAATAGAAAACCTGAGAAGGTAGAGTTTTGGATATATCGACCTAACTACACAACGGTAGTCACTGTGACCTATGTAGAGTTAGAACGGTGTATGATGTTGGCTTGTTACCCTGAACACTTAAGAAAGTACATTGAGTGAAAAGTTTAACATACTGCTTGTTGAGTTTAATGACTCAAAAATCTTCAACGATTATTGCAGGAAGTACGGACATAATAACCACCAAGAATTAAAGTCAGAAGTCTTATCTATACTTTTAGAGTTGCCCGACCATAAGAAAGAGACCATCGCAGAGAACAACTATCTAACTCCATACGCTTTGCAGATACTTAAATTTCAAGTTAGCCATTGCAATTGGACTGCGTTCAGGAAGAAGTTTGGCAATAGAGAGAATTTAGTTTTAGTCGAGAATTTTGACGATGACAAAGGCAAAATCTACATTGAGAATCACTATCAAAATAAACAATCACTACCGATATTTGACATTAAGGATTACGATGCCCACGATTTAGACGAAGAGTTTATCGATACTGAAAAGGTGGTTAAGAAAATTGAATCCGATATGTTAGACCAAAACAATAAATACTTTTATCACTCAAGACTACTTAACGAGCTTATTATAACTGGAGTTAACACAAAACAATTAAGCCGAGATATCGGGATTCCTTACACATCAGTTCGCCACGCTATAAAAGAATATAGACAACACCTTAAAGAATGGTTAAAATAATATACATTAACGAGAAGGACTCAGGAGTCGGCTATCATAGGTTACAAATACC